CTATGATGGTGGTAACGCTTGGAACTTTTTTTCCTTTTAATAAATAATTACCTGTCGGCATTTTTCTTTTTTACTTTTAAAATGTGTTCTTCAGCTTCCCAATTGGCGATGAAGTAATAATGTTTAAAGAAGGGAATATATTTAACTAGGAGGAAAAATGTGCATACTCCCTTCTTTTTCATAATTTATACTGGCATTTCAAACTGCATAATGACTGAATAAACCATTACGCAAGACCAAAGAAACATCAGTAAAACTCCAATGATAAATTCCTTGTTCATTTGTTAAACTCACATTTTTTCATCAGAGAAATTAATTTCCATTTCCAGATAATTTTCATATCTGGGTGGACTGCATCTTTTATAACTTTTTTTAATATCTTCACTCGATGCCAAAACTTTTTTTCAGCAGCAGATTCTTCATCCGATTGAACTAAAATAAAATTTTGTTTCATAATATCTCTTTGTGTTTTTGAACAGGGAGTCAGCTCATCCAACTCCCTGCATAGCCAATTATTTAGTCAGTATAGGAGCATCTATATTGACTATTATGGTATTTAATGGAATTATTTGTGATTTGCAATAATTATTTGCAAATAAGGGATTTATTGATTTATGAGAGCTTTTACCTTGTAATACTTGGAAAAATCTAGGTGGTTTGTTTTAGTTATAGGATAACAAACATCAATTTTGGCAGTAAAATATTCTAAAGTATGATAATTTAAAATCTTATATCTTTTATCTTTAAGGTATTTTTCAATCAAACCCACATAATTTCCTTTGGTATTTTTTAAATAACAAAAAATATTCATAGCTTCTTTTTTTTCTACAATAATTTTAGGATTGTACCAAAAAATAGTTTTAACATTTTTTTGACAGATACAATAATTGCCATCATTTTCCGTATCATTGGGAGCAAGGACAACTTCCCATTCATCTTCGTTTCTTAATCGAACTACACCTTTAGAACTACAATAAGCAACAATAGGATATTGGGTAATATTATCATCTAATATTTTAATGATGTGAACTTTAAAAAAGTCCGCATATAAATATGCTTGTTCAACATTAATTTGTCTTTTGCCTGAAAAATGTAAAGATACAGTTGAGGTGTCAATCCCAGTTCCTCTGGCAATCAATTCATTGCTTTTGATGCCGGATTCTTTTTTCACTCTTATGAGAGCTTCATTCATTTTAGCCATATATAACCTTTAATTACATTTAACTCAATATTATTACCTTTAATATTAATCACTATGATTTGTCAATTTATTAGTAAATAATATTTTTTATTTACAAATGATAAAACTATCCCTAAATAAAGAACAAATAAAAAACACTATGAAAATCAAATGCAACCTATGCGACAGGACAGTGGAGGTGGCTGAAAATCTAACTGATAAACAGCTTAAAATTCTAAAATTCATCGCAGAATATAGGGAAAAACACTCAATATGCCCTGCCATAAGGGAAATAATGGGTGGGTTGGGGTATAAGTCCACAAGTCCTGTTTTTATGCTCATAGAGGCGTTAATATTGAAGAAATATCTAGCCAAGCAGCCATACAAGAAAAGAAATCTCATAATTTTAAAGGATGTAGTGTGTGCCTGAAGCATTTGGATTTATGCTCTGGAATAGGTGGCTTTGCACTTGGTTTGCAGTCAACAGGCTGTTTCAAGACCATAGGATTTTGCGAGATAGATCCTTTTTGCCAAAAAGTTTTAAAGAAAAATTTTCCTGGTGTTCCCATTTACAGCGACATCAAGGAGTTCAAGCCTAATGACGAAGGACTCCGACCGGACATCATCACAAGCGGATTTCCTTGCCAACCTTTCAGTGTCGCAGGAAAAAGAAAATCTGAGAAGGAAACTCTTAGGGTTATCCAAGAGTCCAGACCCTCTTGGTTTATTGGAGAAAATGTTAATGGAATCGTTAAACTCTATCTCAACACCATACTTGAGGACTTGGAAAGTGCAAACTACTCCACAAGGTGCTTTAATATTTCAGCTTCGAGCATCGGTGCGAACCACCAAAGACAAAGAATCTGGATTGTTGCCAACTCCAACACAGGACTCGGCATCGGAAAGAACGAAGAAATACAAGCAAGGTGGAACGCCTCTGACAGTAGCAGTTCAAATGTATCCAACTCCAAACACAAGAGATACGAGAAGGGGTTGCAACCAGAAACAACTAGCAACAGAAATAGACAAAGAATATCCCAAAGCAAAAAAAACTGGTGGGAGACTGAATCCAAACTTCGTGGAGAGATTGATGGGATTTCCTACGGACTGGACAAAGATAGATCAAACAGAATCAAAGGACTCGGAAACGCAATCGTTCCACAAATCCCATACTACATCGGACAAGTCATAGGTAAGATGTATGAGTGAAGATATAAAATTTCCCTATCAAGATTTTTATTTCGCTGACTGGAGAATGGGCTGCTCTGGAATGACAGCACAGCAAGAGGGATTATATATTCGTTTATATACACATCTTGGCAGCTTGAATGGAAGAGGATTGCCAAATGACTTTAATGTCATCAGCAGAATGGTTTTAGATCCAAGCGATGAGCCAGAGATGGTGGAACAGCAAAAGGCAGACTTGATGTTCGTCATTAACGCTAAACTAACGCTAATCGATGGTCGCTATCATCAGTTAAGACAGAAAAAAGACAGGGAAAACAAGGTTGATATTGTTAAAATTAGGCAAGAAACAGGGAAAAAAGGTGGTCTAGCAAAAGCCAAGCAAAACTCTAGCAAAGACTCTGATTCTGATTCTGAATCTATATATAATAATATATGGAGTAAGCTATCCATCAGGAGAGGATCAAAGCAGGTTGCCTATGCTTCCTGGCTTAAAAGTGCCAAAGACATAAAACCTGAAATCCTGATAGAAAAATACAACTCTCTTTGTTCCCAAGCTGATGATCCTAAATTCATTCCACATTTCTCCACTTGGTTGAATCAAAACAGGTGGGAAGAGGAACTGCCAAGTAAAAAAGAAGAAACTCCAGTCCAACCTAAAACTCACAAGGATTATGTGTTCGCAGTCAAAAAGGGAATGAGGTTAATGAATATTACAGACGATATGGTTAGCCAAATGAGAAAAGAAAATCTCATAACTGAAGAAGAATTTAAAAGATGGTAGATTTAAGAATACTATCTCTAGGCGCAGGTGTTCAAAGTTCAACATTAGCTTTAATGATAGAACATAGAGAAATACCTATGGTTGATTGTGGTATTTTCGCTGACACTCAATCAGAGCCAAAATTAGTTTATGAGCATTTGGATTGGTTAGAAAAACAATTATCGTATCCTATTCATAGAGTTGCGAAAGGTAATTTAAGAAAAGATGTAATTGATGCAGTTGATGGTAAATATAAATTTATGTCCATACCTCTTTACACTAGAAATGCCGAAACAGGAAAGAAGGGAATATTGCGAAGGCAATGTACCGCAGATTATAAAATATTCCCAATTAATAAAAAAGTAAGAGAATTACTTGGATATAAAAAGGGAGAGAGAGTAAAAAAAGGTACTAAAGTTGAAATGCTTATGGGTATTTCAAAAGATGAAATTATTAGGACTCGCATAAATAGATTATCATATATTCAGAATATCTATCCTCTTATAGATAAAGATATGAGAAGGCATAATTGTTTGCAATGGATGGAAAAGAATAATTATCCTAGACCTCCTAGATCAGCTTGTACTTTTTGCCCTTATCATAGCAATAATGAGTGGAGAGAAATAAAAAAAAATAAAGAAGAGTGGGATGAAGTTGTTGCATTAGATAAAAAAGTTAGAAGGGGTACAAAGAAAAATACAGATTTAGTGTACTTACATAAATCAGCAGTTCCTTTAGACGAAGCTGACCTTGATCCTAACAAAGACCAGCAAGATTTATTCAATGATATTTGTGATGAGGGTATGTGTGGTGTCTAATAAACGAAAAAAAAAAAATAAAAACAACAGAGATACCATTGATCTTGGCAGCCAAGAGCTGATACGCAATGAGGATAACACTCTTACCAGGAAAGTTGATGGCGAAAAGTTCAGGTTGGCTTTTTATGGCGAGGATAGGCATTTAGAAAAGCTCTATAACTCTGTCTTGGATAACTATTATGTAAGAAATTTACTCGACATTACAGACAAGGAACGAAACAGCAGAAGGTACTGGGCAGGACAGCGATTTGAAAAAGTATGCCACAGGGCAGGACTAGAGCCGAAGATTACAGCCAGACTGGAAGAGTTCATTGGTGGATCGAAAGAGGAGTTTGTTCATCGCAACATTGATGCCCATAGTGAATTTCACATTACCATTAAAGAGATAGGAAAGTTCTGGGATGTGTTGTGGTTGGTCATTGTTTCAAACAAACCAGCTAAAAAAAGAATGGATGAGTTCAGGGAAGCTCTCGACAGGTTGATCCTGTATTATGATATGTAAATTTATTGTGTCAATAATGTGTAAGTTTTGTATTTGTTCCTATTAACAAATCAATCGTAATTCCTTATAAACATATATAATCACTATAATTGCGATTATAAGTGTTGCCATCTTTAATGATGGCTTTTTTATTTTATTATGGAACAGAAACTTTGGATTGCTGTTCTTGTTCAGGCACTTACCGATGCTTGTGGCGTGTTTCTTTGGGCGACAAGGTTGAATACCAAATACGAGCAGGAAGCCAAAGACTGGTTTCACAGCAAAGACTTTAATTTCGTCTGTTCTCTGTCCGGTATGCAGCCACACGAGGTCAAAGACATTTACACTAGAATAAACAAGCATAAACATTATCTTACTTTGGAGGACATCAGATACCTAATCAATGAAACTTTTAATAGACGATCTGTATTGTAGTATGATTATGGTGGATAATCCTGATACAAAACAGCCAGAAATTATTATTAGGTTTGCAAACTTCAGGACTGAAGAGGAAGCAATGCAATTTGCCCATCACTTCAAGAGCCTGCCAGAATATACTGAACACTTGCAGCCACAAGATGAAAAGGTAACGCTACACTAATGTCCGAACAACAAATCATTCCAGTTAAAAAAGGCAGACCGACCAAATACTCCAAGACGATAGTCAAGGACATACTCGACCGGCTCTCTCGTGGAATATCCATTCGAGATGCAGTTAAAGAATGCAACATCACTTGGCAGTCCTGGCGCAACTGGATCTTAAAGGATGATAAGCTGAAAGACGCTTATGTCAGAAGCAAAGAACTCGGCATAGAATATGTCATAGGAGACATAGACAAGAGAATAGAGAACGCACTGGACAAACAAAAGATCAGTATGTCGGAGGTAAAGCTATTGGAAGTATATAGTAAGAATATGCAGTGGAAGGCAGGGAAACTTGCTCCAAAAATGTATGGCACGGAGAAGCAGACCTTAAGCATTACCGACAGTGATGACAAGAAGATAGAGATAAGTTGGCAAAGCTAACCAATTGCATATGAAAAGAATACTGAATGGATAGTAAGCAATAGGTAAGGGAATAGATCCAATTGATAAAAAGGTAGGGATTGTAATAAAGGTTTACGAAATTGCTCTTTTTTTACACAAAAGTCTTGTGTAATCTTAATTTTTTTA